TAAACAACACCGCTCCTATGGGTTTGAATGTTATCGTTTCACCTTTCGTTAGCTTCACTGGAAAATCTGGGTCAACTCCAGCAATGTCAGACCTTTTCTTAATCGACCGCAACGAAGTGGGAACACTTCTTGTCAAAGATGACATGAGTACGGATCAGTTTGATGATCCTTCGCGTGACATTCGTGCGATGAAGATGAAAGAACGTTATGACATCGTAATGCTTGGTGACGGTGAAGGTATCACTGTTGCTAAGAACGTTAGACTTGCTCGTAATTACGAGGTTCAAGTTACAAACGAGATGTAATAATAAAAACCTTAGGGTAGTTATAGTTACGGTTACCTTAGTAGCAAGGGGCGGCGAAAGCCGTCCCTTGTTGCTTTTCTCGGAAAAGTTTGTTACTAAAGAGTTAGTTTTTTTGTAAGGAGAATATTTTGTCGCTTCCTTTAATAGATAGTATAGTCGCCATTGACCTTAATATGGTGGTAATTAAATTTGGCAAAACAATTAAAATTAGTAGTTTAAAAAATGAAAACTTCATTGTTCAAACAAATGCTGCAACACCATCTGCTGTTAGTAACCCATTTTCACCTATTCAAACCTTGGTTGATTATAACCAGATATCAAGAACGTTAAGACTTTATTGGGATGAACAAGTTAATCTTACTTCTGACCAAGAATATTTAATTAGATTAGTTAATTTTTTAGATGCAGTAAATGAGTCAGTAGAAGAAGAACAGGTGCTATTTACCTGGAAGGGCAATGATGCAACCCCATCTTCTTTCTCTTCTGTTAGAGCACCAGACGTAACAGAAATTTTAGTTGAAGATAAGTCGGTCAGGACAGACGCTTATACCAGTATCCAGATTCTTGCTAAAAACCCAGAGTTCTTTGTTTCAGAAGTATACCCAGTAAATGGTGATTTCTATTTAGATAATGATTTCAATATGGGAAGAGCAGTTATAGTTTTTAATGCGAGGCCGGCATCAAACTATTTAAATAACACTTATTTTAAATGTCAAAGAAAAAAAATACAAAGAACACCTTCAAGATGGGAAACCGTATCTACAGTAGTTCAGTTGCATTCTTGGAAGCCAGAAGTATTTATCGATTTCCCATCACTGCTGGATGCAACTCCAGCATATTATACCGAAGATAAAGAATACTTTGAAAGTGGATATAAATACAGGATTATAATATCTAAAGATATTGGTGTTTAGAAAATGGCTAATTTAGTTTATGGCAAAGCTAAAACCGGTCTTTTAACAGGATTAATAAATACTTCCGCATCCCAATATGCATTGCTACTGGTAGACAAAAGCCTATATACAATCGATGCAGTAAATGACGAATTTGTTTCAAATATACCAGCGTTAGCTATAAAAGCAAGAACTGAAAATATTAGTGGAATAACAGTCAACAACGGCGTGTTAGATGCAAATGATCTAACAATTCTACACAATGGAGCTGCTTTTAACGCAATCATTTCCTATCAGGTGGGTAGTACAGATGCTAGTTCAAGATTGTTTTTTTACATAGATTCTTCAACAGGTCTACCATACGAAGGTAGTAATTCTAGTTCTTCAATTACTATTGTGTGGAGTAATACCGTTAGCAAAATACTATCATTATAGGAAAAGTATGGCCACTCAATATCCAACATCTTTAGACAATTTTGTTAATCCAAGCTCAACTGACAGGCTTGATTCTGTAGCTGTTCCTCACCATAAACAGCATACAGACGTTAACGACGCTGTAGAAGCCTTACAGACTGTTGTGGGATTAAACCCGGCAGGATCTCACCTGACTGTTAAAGATAGAATAATCGCAGCTGAAACAAATATTTCAACTCAATCAGTTTTAAATGGTTTGACCGATGTTACTATAAATACAGTTGCTAGTGGACAAATTTTGCGTTATAACGGATCTCAGTGGATCAATTATGCGGAATCAGATCTTGTTGATGGAGGAAATTTTTAAATGTCTAATATTTTAAGAATTAAAAGAAGGGTAGCCAGTGGTGCAGCTGGTGCACCAAGCTCTTTAAAGAACGCAGAGTTAGCATTTAACGAAGCCGACAATACACTTTACTACGGTTTTGGAGATGACGGTAGTGGTAATGCAAATAACATCCCAGCCATCGGCGGTATTGGTGCATTTGTTGCACTTAGCACTTCACAAACAATAACTGGAAATAAAACTTTTTCTGGAACTGTTGCTGTTTCAACGCCAACATCCAACACACACGCATCAACAAAACTTTACGTTGACCAACAAGTGGCTAGTGTTAGTAACATTGTTGCAAACGTTGCTACGGCATTTACAGTTTCAGGTGACTCTGGATCAAACCAAACAATTACTTCAGGCACTGACACATTAACAATTTCTGGTGGCACTGGCTTAAGTTCTATTGCAGGTGCAACTGATACAATTACATTAAATCTTGATAATACCACAGTAACTGGTGGCTCATACGGTGGTGCAGCCACTGTAGGAACTTTTACCGTTGATGCACAAGGTCGTTTGACTGCAGCTGGAAATACAGCTATAGCAATAACAGCAAGTCAAGTTTCAGATTTTGACGAAGCTGCACAAGATGCAGTGAATTCCGCTTTAACAGCTGGAACTGGTATATCTAAATCATATAATGATGGATCTAATACGCTGACGATTACCAATAGTGGTGTTATTAGTTTGACTGGGACTGCCAACGAAATAGCAGTTTCTGCATCAAATGGTTCAGTAACATTAAGTCTTGCATCTAACGTAACAATCCCTAATAACCTCACGGTAACTGGTGACCTGATTGTTCAGGGAAACACGACAACATTAAATACAGCAACTCTTGTTGTTGAAGACAAAAATATTGTTCTTTCCAATGTTGCTACACCAACAGATGTATCCGCTGACGGTGCTGGTATCACGATCCTTGGTGCAACCAACAAGACACTGAACTGGGTAGATGGAACAGACGCTTGGACATCATCTGAGCACCTAGACTTAGCTGCTGGAAAAGTTTTCAAAATAGGAACATCTGAAGTATTATCAAATACAACATTAGCATCAAGTGTAGTAAACTCAAGTTTGACTTCAGTGGGCACTGTTACTGCTGGTACCTGGAGCGCAGGAACGATAGCTATTATATACGGTGGCACTGGAGCAACAACTGCGTCTGGTGCTAGAACTAATTTGGGACTAGCTATAGGATCTGACGTTCAAGCCTATGATGCAGAACTTACAGCAATAGCTGGCCTTACGTCAGCAGCTGACAAATTGCCGTACTTCACTGGGGCAAATACTGCAGATTTAGCCACGTTTACTACTTTTGGTAGAAGCTTGGTGGACGACGCAGATGCGTCAACGGCAAGAACAACTCTTGCTCTTGGAACTATTGCAACACAAAATTCAAACAACATTACAATTACAGGTGGATCTATTTCTAACTTGACGACATTCGATGGTATCACATTTGATGGTGGAACCTTCTAAATAAAAAGAAAGGTTTTATAGTGGCAACACCTAGCATCACCCAAGGGCAAATAGCACTTGATCCTATTAATAGAATATTTTATTATTTAGACAGCGACGGAACTTTAGTTAACTCGTCATTAAATTTATTACAACAATCAAATACCTCTATCACTACAGAAGAAAACTTAACAGTTAATAGCATAACTGTTCTTGGTAACACAACTGTTATTGATTCGACTATAACAACAATAAAAGATCCTATTATTACACTTGGTGGAAATACTACACCAACAGTCGACGATAATAAAGATCGTGGTATTGAATTCCGTTGGCATAATGGTACATCTGCAAAACTAGGATTTTTTGGTTTTGATGATTCATCTGGAAAATTTACTTTTATACCAGACGCTACAAATGCTTCTGAAGTATTTAGTGGAACAATTGGCGAACTTGCCGCAAAGATAGATTGGGATAACCTTCTTAATAAGCCAACATTTGTTAATAGCATAACTGGAACAGCAAATGAAATAGACGTAACTGCAACTACTGGCAATATTGTGATAAGCCTACCTGCAACAGGTGCTATGAATATTAGTGGTACAGCAGCTGGATGGACAACACCTAGAAAAATAACTCTAGGTGGAGATCTAGACGGAAATGTTATTATTGATGGTGGATCAAACGTAACACTAAATGCATCCATTATTCCAAACTCAGTTGCGCTTGGTACCGACACAACAGGTAACTATGTAGCATCACTAATTGCTGGAACCGGCATAACACTTACCAATAACTCTGGTGAGCAGGCTCAACCAACAGTTGCTGTTACAACAAATACATATGACGCTTACGGTTCTGCAACAACAGCAGAACTAAATGCTGCGTCTGATGCATCCACAAAAGCTGCAACAGCGTACACGAATGCAACAACTTATGTCAATACTCAGCTAAGCTCATTTGGCGTAGATAGTTTATCTGATGTAACTATTAATACTTCACTAGCTAATAGCTATCTTAAATATAATGGTTCAGCTTGGGTCAATGATCAAATAGATCTTAGCACCGACACAAATGGAAACTATGTTCAGTCATTAGTTGCCGGCACTGGAATTTTAATAACTAATAATTCTGGAGAAGGAACAACTCCAACAATCCAGGCTAATATAACTTTAAACCAATTGCAAAATGCAAATATAACACTACCTGCTAATAACCAAATTTTAGCATATGACGTCAGTTCTAGTACTTGGATAAATAAGTCAACAGCAGATCTGACCATACCAACTGGAGTACAGTACAGTGAAGTCATTGGTAATGGAACAGATACCATATTCACGATCACGCACTTATTAACTACAAGTAATCCTTTTGTAGTTGTGTTAAAGAAAAACGCAAGTGATAAATTTGAAGTAGTTAACGCTCTATGGGAAATCCATAGTAGTACACAAATAAAAGTATATTTCGAAACACCTCCCGCAACTGGAACAGCAAAAGTTATTGTTTTTGGTGACGTAGCAACTGCCTCTATTGCTATCACATCTCTAAGTCAACTACCAGATGTTTTAGCAAGTGGTGCTTCAGCAGGAGATGTTCTTTATAGGGACGGATCTTATTGGGTATCTCACGCATTGCATCTGAATGATTTGGCAGATGTGCAAGGAACAAACTCAGCTACAAATGGACAGTTTCTAAAATATAATGGATCAGCTTGGGTCAGCGCTAATATACCAACAATCAACACACTAGATGACGTTGGTGACGTAACAATTACTTCAGCAGCTTCTGGTGATATTCTTAAATGGAATGGCACTGCTTGGATCAATGATGCAGCTCTTCTTGCAGCAAAAGCACCTCTAGCTTCACCAACCTTTACCGGAACAGTTTCTGGCATTTCGGCAACAATGGTTGGTCTTGGTAACGTCGACAATACCGCAGATACTGCTAAACCAGTTTCAACTGCACAGCAAACTGCGATTCATCTTAAAGCTAATTTGGCTTCACCAACATTTACAGGAACTGTTGCGGGTATCACAAAAACAATGGTCGGTCTTGATAACGTTGATAATACAACAGATCTTGGAAAACCAATATCAAATGCTGTTCAAACAGCACTTGACCTAAAAGCTCCTCTCGCAAATGCTACATTCACAGGAACAGTAACTCTTCCTATAAATACGGTTACATCTTCAATGATTTTAGATGGGACTATTGTTGATATTGATATTAATTCTTCTGCGGCAATTGCATATAGTAAATTATCATTAAGCAACTCTATTACCACAACTGATCTGGTGTCTGGCCCAGCTAGAGCAGGATTTAATTCCATCCTAAATGAACAAACTGCAAGCTATACTTTACAGGCTACAGATTTAGCTAAATTGGTAACAATTGATTCCGCTTCTGAAATAAACATAACTGTACCTAATATTTTATCCGATGGAGATAGAATAGATATTTTAAGAAAACATGCTACTGGTGGAGTAACTTTTGTTGGAGGATCCGGAGTTAACGTATATGGTACTCCTGGACTTAAGTTGCGCGCACAATGGTCAGGTGCTACACTAGTTAAGTTAGCCGCCAATACTTGGGTGGCAATGGGCGACTTAAAGCAATAAAGGCTTAACTATGACAGTTCCAATAGGTAGTTCAGGCCGGTTCAAGAAAATCTCCCAAGCCTACGGTAGCTGCACGGGACAGCTGATTCAACCGCTAATGCTACCATAACTTCTGCCGGCTTTACTGTTGGCACCCCAACAGATACAGCTATAACTGTGGGAGTAGGACCTTTTGTTGAGAATACTCCAGCTGCAGCTCCAGCAACTCTTAATACTGTCAGAATTGCGTTAACTGATACCACTATTACTCCATTGGGTACGAGTATCCCTTATGAAAGACTTGCTCCATTTTTCCCTCCATATTTTCCACCTTTCTTCCCTCCATTCTTCCCACCTTTCTTCCCGCCTTTCTTCCCGCCTTTCTTCCCGCCTTTCTTCCC